AAATGGTTTACGGGGCACCTCCAGAATTAGGCAACCTGTGGACACGGTTCAATGAGATGCGCGAGCAGATCTCAATTGAGCAAGAGCAAGCCAGGGAGGTTCGAGATCAGCGCGAGGCACAGGCAAGATGGCAACGAAGACGGGTAATCGCGGACCTGCAAGACAAAGCAATTTACCTGGGAGCCGCCTTGTGCGTGATCCTTTACCTGGCCGTGTTTTGGTCACTCCTGGTGATGGACCGAAAGACCAGATGGGGTTTCTAATTGCACTCATTGCGATGGTTCTGGTGTTTTGCCTGATGCTGCCGATAATTTCGATAATATATTTCGATACCCTGGCAGTGCAAAAGGAAAGCAAAGCCCAGATTGATCGCATGGAGAGGCTGCGCAAGCAGCTCGAGGAAGATCGTAAAGGTTTAGATAAGCAACGCAAGGAGGAAGAAAATGATCGGACTGGACGCAATACTGGGGATCGGCAGCAAGTTAATTGACAAGCTGATACCTGACCCCGAGGCAAAGGCAAAGGCTCAGCTTGACCTTGCGCAACTTGCGCAAAGTGGCGAGCTGGCAAAAATGGCTAATGATACTGAGCTGTACAAAGCAGAGCAGACCGGGATCACTGACCGATGGACTGCTGACATGGCGTCCGACTCTTGGTTATCAAAGAACATCAGACCTCTGGCGCTTATCGCAATATTTGTCGCCTATTTCCTGTTTGCAATGATGTCTGCATTTGGGCATAACGCTCAGGCCAGTTATGTCGAATTGCTTGGGCAGTGGGGGATGCTGGTCATGTCGGCATACTTTGGTGGCCGCACACTTGAGAAAATTATGGAGATGAAGGCAAAGAAATGAAGAACAACTTTGAAACATCTCTGGCCGCCGTGCTCCACCATGAAGGTGGATTTGTCAATCACCCATCAGATCCAGGCGGCATGACAAACCTTGGCTGCACCAAGGCAGTCTGGGAAGAGTGGGTGGGCCACCCGGTGAATGAGTCTGATATGCGCAACCTCAAACCGTCTGACGTGGCACCACTGTACAAAACCAAATACTGGGACAAGGTCAAAGGAGATGAACTGCCTGCTGGGCTTGATTACGCCGTATTTGATGCAGCAATCAACAGTGGCCCTGGCAGGGCCGCAAAGTGGCTGCAAGAGGTTGTAGGGGTCACGGCAGATGGATCTATCGGACCTGGGACCATGAAGGCCGTGCAGTCATTTAATGGTGACCTGGTGGCGGCTTACATGGCAAAGCGCCTGGGGTTCTTGCAGAGCTTGACGAACTGGAAGACCTTTGGCAAAGGATGGGGCCGCCGGGTTGATGATGTTGCGGCGGCGGCTGGCGCCATGACAAACCAAACCCTTGCATAAAATAATCCAATGACAAACCTGTACCAGCAGCTCGAAACCCCGGCACCGCCAGATCTGCCCTCACCGGGCCAGACCTATGACGAGCGCTTGACTGCGCAAACCCATCGCGGCCTGCTGACCTACTTTCGCAAGCTGACCAATATCTTGTCAACGGTCCTTGGGCCTCGAGGTGGCAAGTACTTGAACCTGCCATATGGTGCGTTTCAGGATGGAACAGATCAGGCGGCAGCCAACACGACAACTGCCTATTCCATCACATTTGACACGACCGACTACTCAAATGGGATCACTCTGTCAAATTCATCGCGTTTGAATGTGTCGCAGGGCGGCATATACAACGTGCAATTTAGCGTGCAATTTAAAAACACAACGAATGACACGCAAGATGTTGATGTTTGGTTTCGCAAGAATGGAACTGACATTGCCAAGTCCAACTCAAGGTTTGGCCTGGCCCCGAGGAAAAGTGCTGGAGATCCATCGCACACCATCGCGGCACTGAATTTCTTTGTGGAGTTGGCCCAGAGCGATTACATCCAACTCATGTGGCGTCCATCAGACGTTGGTGTGTCCATTGAGCATTACGCTGCCGGGACCAGCCCAACCAGGCCAGCAATCCCCTCAGTGATTGCCACCGTGAGTTTTGTCTCGAATCTTTCCGCATAATCCCATCATGGCACTCACCGCACTCAGAATCCCCCCAGGCGTATACCGCAACGGCACTGAATATCAGTCAGCCGGGCGGTGGTTTGACGCCAACCTGGTTCGCTGGTTTGAGGGTACGCTGCGCCCATGGGGTGGATGGCGCAAGAGATCCGAGTCCCAGATGACTGGAACCTGCCGGGGCTTTATCACCTGGCGCGACAACAGTGGTGGGCGCTGGATCGGTGCCGGTACTCAGTCAAAGCTGTATGCCATGAATCAGTCTGGCACCCTCAAAGACATTACGCCAACAGGTTTGACCTCTGGCATTGCTGACGCAGCCACCAAGACTGGGTACGGGTATGCCGAGTATGGAACGGCAGCCTATGGCGTCCAGCGTCCAGATACGGGCAACATAACGCCAGCCACGACCTGGAGCTTGGACACTTGGGGCGAGTACCTGGTCGCGTGCTCAGATGCCGATGGCAAGCTCTACGAGTGGCAGTTGGGCTTTTCAACGCCGACCCTGGCCGCTGTCATTACCAACGCGCCAACGGGCTGCAACGCCGTTATGACCACGGCAGAGCGCTTTGTCTTTGCCCTGGGTGCCGGTGGAGATCCCCGCAAGGTCCAATGGTGCGATCAGGAAAACAATACCGTCTGGACCCCGGCAGCCACCAACCAGGCCGGTTCATTTGAGCTGATCACTGTTGGGTCACTGAAAGCTGGCAAGCGCGTGCGCGGTGTCAACTTGCTGTTCACTGATGTCGATGTCCACGTCAGCACCTACATTGGTTTGCCCTATGTGTACAGTTTTGAGAAGGCCGGGTCTGGTTGTGGCTTGATCTCAACTCAGGCCGTTGCGGCCATTGACACTGCCGCGATCTGGATGAGCAATTCTGGCTTTTGGGTTTATGACGGGTACGTCAAGCCACTGGCTTGTGACGTTGGCGACTACATCTTCCAAAACATCAACGCCAACCAAGTCAGCAAAGTCTATGCTGTACACAACTCAAAGTATGGCGAGATCATTTGGTTCTACCCATCAAATGCCAGCAACGAGAACGATTCTTATGTGACGTACAACTACAGGGAAAATCACTGGGCGATTGGCTCCCTGTCTCGCACGGCTGGCACTGACCGGGGCGTTTTCTTGAATCCCTTGATGGTTTCTGCTGACAGTTACATCTACGAGCACGAAGTCGGGTTTGCGTATGACTCTGTCGCGCCTTTCGTTGAGTCTGGCCCCGTTGAGATCCAACCAGGTGAAAACATTATGAATGTGCGTCAGTTGATCCCTGATGAGCAGACCCTGGGAGAGGTTGTTGTGTCCTTCAAGACTCGCATGTACCCAACGGCCACAGAGACAACTTATGGACCCTACTCTGCCAGCGAACCCACAAGCGTGCGGTTTTCAGCGCGTCAGGTCAAGATCAGATACACCGGGGCGGTGCTGGGTGACTGGCGAGTCGGCTTGAACCGTTTGGACGTGACACCCGCTGGCAAGCGTTGAGACTTAAAATTCAGCCATGAAAGACATCAGACAAATCCTCACCGAAGACCTGGCAAAGAACTATGGTGGCTTTGCCATGACAGTTGATGCCTACTTTGATGGTCTGATGAATGCACCCAAGACGGGCAACTTTGTTGTGCGCCAAGGTGACACTTTAATCTTGACGAAAAAGATCGAAAAGAACGGCATCGAATTCCATTGCATTAACGGTGAGCGTGCCAAAGACCTTGTGTCCAACGTGCAGAAGTACCTTGATGACTTAAATGATTTTGGGCATGACTTTGCAGTCACGTTCTACGACAACCCCAGGATCAATGACTTGATTGCACAACTCACCTACCCGTCAGAGGTCAATAAGATCGATGATGGTTTATTCAGAACATACGAAGCAACTTTGAGGTTCAAATGGGCGCATTAAATCAACTAGGCAGTGCCGCGAGCAGTTTTATTTCGAATCCTGTTGGCAGCATCAGCAATGCGCTGGCACAAGCAGACAAAGACCTGAGCTTGTCTCAGAATGCCGTCCCCATTGCTGCTCTTGGAGCTTTGGCCGCCACTGGTGGCTTGGCTGGCGTTGGCATCCCAGGCTTGGGCGCTGCTGGTGCCGGTGCTGCTGGGACTGCTGCCGCTGCCGACCTGGCTGCTGCTTATGGCGCAACTGGTGCTGGAGTCGGCGCAGGAACCGCTGCCGGCATTGGCGGTGCCGGTCTTGCTGGTGCCGGTCTTGCTGGCGCTGCTAGTGGCGCTGCTGGCAGTGCTGCCGGTGGCCTGCTAAGTGGCATCACCCCAACCCAGGCAATATTAGGCGCAGGCTTGGCCGCAAAGGCATTGGGTGGTAGCAGCACGCCGTCATCTTCAACAAGCTCAACGTCCATTGATCCTGACATCAAGGCTGCATATCTCCAGCAGTTGGCTGATGCCAGAACCGCAGCGGCAGGCCTTGGAACCCGTCAGTTTGAAGGGTTCACCCCAGGCTATGCAACGGCAGAGCAGCAGTTGACGGCCACCGGCATTGGCGGTGCTGGTCAGCAGACAACCAACCAGGCAGCTCAATTGGCCCTCAGAGAGGCTGGGTATACGCCTGAGCAGATCCAGGCCGTGACGGGTGCGCAGTACATGTCTGCATACCAAAACCCTTACGAGCAACAGGTTGTGCAGAATACGCTGGCAGACATTGAACGTCAGCGCCAGATCTCTCAGCAGGCCCAGCAGGTACGGGCAGTTGGCGCCAAGGCATTTGGTGGCTCGCGCCAGGCAATTGCTGAGTCACTCGCAAATGAAGACTACACGCGCCGATCAGCCGACATTGCGGCCCAGTTGCGCTCTGCTGGGTTCACCACGGCTGCTGGGTTCGGCCAGACTGATGCCGCCAGGGCCATGGAAGCGGCCAGGGCCAATGCTGCCAACCAGATCGCTGGTGCTGGCATACGCCAGACTGCCGTGGGCCAGTTGGGTGCTTTGGGTGCGCAGCAGCAAAACCTGGGCATGACGGGTGCGCAGGCCGTGATGACTGCCGAGCAGCAACGCCAGCAGTTGGCCCAGGCGCGGCTTGACGCTGCACGCAACCTAGCATCTGAGCGCCTTGGCCTGACTGGCAGTGCCCTGGGACAGAACGTGCCAAACCTTGGCGGCTCGACAACCACACCCATCTACCGTAACCAGACCGCAAGTGCTCTTGGCGGTGCTTTGGGCGGTGCTCAGTTGGGCAGCATCTTGGGTGGCGCTGGCAACCCTCAATACGCAGGTTATGGCGCAATCCTTGGTGGTTTGCTGGGTCTAGGGTAAAGGAACAAACATCATGGCAACAATGAACATGGGCTTGCTGGGTGACTTGTTTGGTGGCGGCACGTCTGCCCTGAGCGAGTACCTGACCCCCGAGCAGCAAGAATCGATGCAGCGCCAAGCGCTGCTGTCCACTGCTGCGGCCCTGCTCCAAGCAGGTGGCCCATCTGCCACTCCCATCTCACTGGGCCAAGCGCTTGGTGCAGGCTTGCAGGCTGGGACTTCATCCTATGGCAAGGCCCAAGAGGGTGCGATTCAGCAGTTGATGGTGCGCCAGAAACTCGATGAGGCAAAACGCGCACAGACAACTCTAGAGGCGTATCAAAGATTTATCGCAGGTCAACCGACTCAAGGTCAGGCCATTACGCCTGAGCAGGCCATCTCCATGCCTGGGATGCCTGTCGGCCCAACAGTTGACCGTGCAGCCTTGATCGGTCAACCTGGTCCAAGCGTTACCCCAGATGGTCGCAGTGCTTTGACTCCAGAAATGCGCAATGTATTGAGATTTTTACCTCCTGATAAAGGCATCCCTGAAGTCATGAAGTTAATGCAGCCACAAGAAGTGACTGGCGACATCTTCACCTCAAAGGATGGGAAACAATACCAACGAACAAAGACGGGTCAATTTGTACCGATCCCAACTGGATTGGAGTTTTCCCAGGAGACTGTCGGAGAACCATTCAGGGCTGCTGACGGTAACTTCTATTTGCGCACCAAGACTGGTGGCTTTGTACCGGCACCACAAGCGTTGGCGGTTAAACCTGTCGGCACTCCCCAGCAAGTATTGGGCGCTGATCGCAAACCAACTCTTGTGCAGATGTATGACGATGGAACATACAAACCTATCACTGGCGTTTCACCATTGATCCCACCAGAAAAGATCGACCAAGGTGGCTTTTCACGGTTTGTCAACCCTTACGAAATCAAACCCGGCACAGTGTTTCCAAAGACAATTACACCTCAAGTTGTTGGCGGCCCCGAGGCTGGCTATTTCATAGTTGGCGGCGGTGGCGGCGGTGGCGTGGCCGCGCCCATGCCTGCGCCTGCTGGTGCGCCTGGTGCTGTTGCAGCTCCCGCTGTTACTGGTGGCGCACCTCGCGCACCTGTGGTTCCGGCTGCTGGCGCTGCTGCACCCACTGGCCCCCAGCCCATCATCCCTGGAACTGGCAAGGCATTCGGTAACGAGAAAGATTTGCGCTCTGAATTTACTGCTCAGGCAAAACCATTTGTTGAGTTGGCGC